GTCTCCTTTGGTATGCGTCTCGCATGAAAAGCAGTAAGTGTGTCCGTCATCATACGTAGCGCAGGCGTCGCTTGACCCACAGTCACCGCATGGTCCCTTTGAAACTAGTTGTGATTCGGTATCGTGCATCGTCGCCTCCTATTAGTAGGACAAAAGCAGGCCCATGGGGGGTGCTTGTGCCGGCTAGGCGAACCGTTGGAAGGTCCGCATAGCCAGCTCGTACGCCCGCTCAGCCTGCTGTTGTGTGATGTACTCGCCCAGCGTGTAGCGCTTCTGGTCTATACTGAAGCGTGCTTGCCAGCGTGAGTCATCCAGTTGTCGTGACCGCTCCCGTGCACCTGACGTCCCACTCTTAGCGGCGAGCCGTTCGATGCGTAGGTTAGACCACGCTAGGTTGGTGTTGTCACCGTCGAGGTAGCCGATGGTTGCACTCGCGGGATCTTCTCCGGTGCGATGCATCCAGACTAGCCGTCCGGCGTAGTAGTTAGTGCCGTTGATCTTGACGCGTGGCTGTACTGGCGTACCCTTGCGGATACGTCCCCGTGATACCGCCCACGTCAGCGTCAGGCCGTCGTAATCGAACAGCGCGTGCAACTCTGCCTGTGTAGGGAGTGCCGCTGAGCCGCTCTGTGCGGCCCGTGGTGAGACGTTAGCATCCATGTAGGCCAGTGCCTTAGTCACTCCACGAAACTCCTCCATGCCACGCCAGCGAAGCCGTGCGGCCTTCTCCTTGTAGTATCGCTTGAACGCCAGCCCTCGGTGCCACATCAGGCGGCAATAAGTGCGTGGTGTCAGTCCTCCCTGCCGAAACTCGTGCATTGACTTGCCGAAGTAGTCGAGAGGTTGGTTCGATACGTTACCTTCCAGTGCGTACAGCCCGTTCTCTGGCGTCAGTTCCTCCAAGTCCACCAGTTTCTGCTCGTAGTCTGTGCCGCTGTGCTCTAGCCGTGAGCCGGAGCCGCGATTGCCTTGCTCGTCCTCAATCTCTGAGGGTAGCTCGGACTGATGTGCGCTAAGCCACGCGACCAGTTCATCACGCTGATTGATGGGACCAAACTGTCCAGCAACTGCGAGTGTCTTGGTGAAGTGACGCAACGAGTGGTACGAAGTGCGCGAGTGGTACTTGAAGTCACGGCGTAGCTGAGCCGCGTCCTCGTTAGTCCCCTCGGTAGCTTCTTCCCAGTGCTGATATAACTCCATCGATTGTTACTCCCTTATCGAATGACTGACAGAACATAAAGAGGTCATCAAAGCTGATCCGTTCCTCTCGATAGTCCATCTCGGCCTGCACTATCTCGGCCGCTTCCATCTCGTACGTTCGTTTTACGGTGTAGTTGTCTCTCATTAGATGCACTCCTGCATTCGTTGCATTGCTTTGTCTTCCTCGGCCTCGCGTCTTGCCTTGGCCTCCTCTTTCGTTGGGATCATGTTGGTGGTCCACACGGGCACGCGTTGCACACGCACCTCGCTGTATCCCATCTCCTCAAGCCGGCCTTTGTCGAGCACGGCGTCCCGCTCGTTGGCGTAGATAGCGCCGAGCATTTTCTCACGATACACCACGTATACCTCAGTCATCTCCGCGAACCTCCTTGACCGCCTTCCCGATCAAGCGCAACTCGGTGACGCGCTCGCCTAGGTCATCGATCATGTCCTCCAGCGTGACCAGAACGGCGCTCCCCACCCAATCAGTGGACTCGCCTAGCTCGTTTGCCGCCTGGCACAGCGCGTCAAGTGCGCGATCTAAGTGCTTGATATCCTTGTAGAATTGCTCGCTCATTCGCATTCCTCCGCCATGATAAAGTCAGTCAGTTTCTCTGCCATCCACTTAGTGTTTACGTACCCGCGTAGACTGTTGTGCGTGCGATACTCGACCACCTCGCGCCCGTTCGCTCCGTTGACTACCGTTTCGCCGTCCAACTCTAGGCCGTAGTCTAGCAGTACGATCTGGTGCCGCTCGGGCATCAGGTAAGGCGTGTCGGTATCGATCGTGTACTCGACATAGACGTCCATGCCTTGGATTATGTCATCTTGTATCAGTAGCTTCATCGTGTTGCCTCCAGCATGTAGTAAAGAAGAACGGCGGCGTAGACACTGCCGAACATTAGGAACAGGTTATATTCGATGTCGGTCATTTGTTCACCCTCACTTCAGCGATGACGCAATCGTCACCTACGTATACATCGACGTACATAGGGTCTGCTTTACACTTAGCCACGTAAGTGTCTTTCATTCTCTGGCGCGTGAAGTGACGAGTAACCGTCATGCCAGACGTCAGCCCGTCATCATCCGTCTTAAAGTCGTAATGTACCGCCGTTATGTCGCTCATTGTAGCGCCTCCAGTACTTGATCGATTCCGTCCAGCTTACCACACTGGCGCGATATCTGGCCCTTGATGACTGCCGCCTCGGCGTGCTTGCCTGCCTCCAACGCGCGGTCATAGCGACCTCGGTAGATTTGCAGGTTCAGGAATTCTCCCATACGTACCTGTCGGATCTTTTCGTGTTTCATGCTACGTCTCCTTTTTCTACCATTTCGCCAAACGCTGTCAGCACCAGCGTAGTCCGTACGTACTCCGTCTCAACGAGTCGGTGCGGCACGTAAGGGTCGTTTTGACTATGTCGCTCCAGCTCCTCGAACGCGTGAACGTAGCCTTGAAACTCTGGGCTACACGCCTCCCATGAGGCGCTATCCTTGCTGAAGAACTCGACTGTATACCGTATGTCTTTCATTCTGCTGTACTCCCGTACCATTTCATGGGTGAGCCTTTAGCGGCCCACTCGTCTGCTTTCGCGTTGTAGTATGTGAGGTAAGCCAACACGGTGTCGATGCGCTTACACTCGTCGTACATGCACTGTGGCGGCTCGGTAAAGCCCGCGTTAGGGTCTATGTTGATAGGGACTAGCGACAGCATCTCCGCGTGCTCTCGGATAGTCTTGTGGATTTTGCCGTACCGGCGCGTGTACTCGTCGCCAAGCGCCATCATGTGGGTGAATGCCCAATGGTAGGCGGCGGCGCTAGAGCGCACCCAGACGGTGCTAGGGTGGTTCTTGTGGGTGGACTTGTACGCTACCTTGATCCCGTCCAGCTCTAGGTGAGCCGTCGACAGCATCTGCGCTGTCTCTAGGATCATCTTGACCACGTGTCGGTCACACTGTAAGCGTGCGGCCTCGACGGGGTCGTGGTGTAAGTAAAATAAGTTCACTCGCCTACCTCCTCGCGATACTGCCGCGCTAATTCGATTATCGTGTACGCTACAGCCGGTAAGCATACCAGCCAAAGCCAAATCTGTAATGAAGTCATTACGTTACTCCTTGGTTTACCTATTCGCCCCTGCGGGCGATTCGTCCGGTTACCACCCGGCCTCATCAGTAGGCATTAGCGATGACCCAGAGCACGAAGACCGTACCCAGAGCCACCAGTGTCATTCCTTGGTATACGTCCATGCTCACTCCTCCTCGGGCAAATGATCGCCGTTAGCGTGCGCGTCCTGTACCAGTAGGCGTAAACAGTCGTGCACTAGGGTGAACAGTTGCTCGTCGACCGTACCAGTAGCCTCTGCCTGCTCCTCGGCATCATACCACGCGTCGAAGTACTCGAAGCGCATACCGGAGGCGGCAGACCATACGTCTCCCCAGAAAGGCCAGTACTGATAGCACAGCTCATCGATGCGCTGATCTACGGGGATATCGTCGCTAAACTCGGTGTCAACATCGTCGCAGATGCTGTGTACTACGTTTCGGATCTCGTGAAATGTCATCATTGGCTTAGTTTCTCCATTAGGTGGATTTCTTGGCGCAGTTTCTTTTCTTCAGCAATGTATCCGTCCATGGTGCGACGGATGTGCATCAGGGTATTCTTTGGGGTACGCGCGTCAGCCTCCAGATCAATCATCTGGTTTCGGATTCTCTCGACGTACTCAAGGCGGCTCTTTGCCGCTTCGATAGCATAGGACATGCTTTGTCCTCCATTGTTTGGTTTTCCTAGTCGCCCGCGTGGGGCGATTCGGCCGGTTACCATCCGGCTCTCGTCAGTAGGAATACTTCAATTCTTCAATCCACTCCAGCATGTCTGCCTTGGTGGCGCGACCGTGTCCGCGCTTGGGCGCCCCGTAGACGATCTGCCCGTTGAAGACGATGTGCCAAAAGGCTCCCGTTGGTGATGTTGTCAGTGTGTACATGATTACTCTCCGTCGATTAGCTTGAATGCTGTAATGATCTTGCGGCGTCCTGCTGTGTCGGCCGTCCAGTCGTGCATGACACCGTCGACGATGGCGACCGCGTGGCGATTAACCTGCACGAAGTAGGTGCCAGTTGGATACTCTTTGCAGAAGCGTCCGAGCGTCATTGCTCGCCCGTCTCCGCGTATGTGCCAGTGCCCCTCCTTGAAGCGCTTGCCGACACTCTTAGCGGCCAGCTCGATGCATGGACGCCATGCCATTACGTACATCCCGCGTCCTGTCTTACGCTTGCCCATTTTCGCCATCCAGCGATGTGCCTTGCCGAACGACCAATCTAGCGTCATGGCCAAGGCCGCAACGGTGCAAAAGTTATCGTCTTTGTACTGCACAAGCGCGATCGTCTGTAGTTGTTTGAAGTCCTGACGCATGGCGTCTCCTCCTCAGTTGGTTTGCATAGTGGGCGACACTCTCGCGAATGCCGCCTAGTATGCAACCCCGTACCCTTTCAGGCGTTGGCGTGGCTTGTGAATGAGTTGATGCCGCAGGATTGTCTGCCCGTTGGCGATGCGAGGTGTCATCTAATCCGAAGCGATCGGGATTGTCTGCCCCGATGGTCGGACGCCCTCGCGTCTCTGTCACGTTGCCACGCCTGCCTTACTCGGTAGGCGTTGCATCCGCACTCGATTGGCACTCTGAAGGCTAGCCCCTATACGCTCCGTAGTATGCTACAGACTTCAGCGTGGCAGGGCATGACCGACAGGCTATTGCTGTCCCGTACATGCGGCGAGGCTGGTTGACCTCTGCGACCTCTAACCCGTGTCGCTAAGTGTGTGCGGTGTGAGCATACTCACGTTCCGGCTTACCATACACCCTAACCTGTAGAGGGTGATCAGCGGAGGGGACTAGGCGGGCCTTGCGGCCCCGTCGACATCCCCCGCCGACAGAACGAACTTTACGCATACCGACCGACCACCGCAAATCGACTAAATAATATTGAGCAATTACAGGTACTTAGGAACCTCCGAAAATGCTCCGGTTTTTGACACATCGGAAAACGTAACAGAAACATACACTTACAAGCGCCGAGCCAACTGTGTAACGCTAAGTTACTGAATACATTGAGGAAACCACCCACAAGCACCCCTAATGGGCCCCGATTTGTCCTATATATAGATACTATACGGCTCGACACAGACGCCACACAGCATGGCGTAAAGGCTCACAGCATACTATTGGCAGTGGCAAGTAATGGTGACGTATACGTACCCACACAGAAGGGCAACACTGAAGCGCATAGCTGAGGGTGCTGATACGCATCGCTAGCGCACCGAATGGTTGCCTTATAGTAACGGCGCCTATTGGTGGTCGAGCAGTGTCCGGTAGGTCTATGGCATGGCGCCTAGTCCAGTAGTCCCGCACGGTCGGCCGCACGGCGCCTATAGTATGGTGTCGGTAGAGCGCGGCAAGGCCCGACAAGAGGCCACGCGGCTCCCGCCACCGTCTCCCGCCTCGCCCTTTATGGCACCATCTGGCACCATCGGCGCCGCACGGCCAGCCACCTGTTGGCCCACCGCCACGACCCGCGTGGTTACTGGTCGCGTGAATGCGAATGATTATCATTACGGAGGCGCGGGGGGCCTGTTTGGCTTTGCGGAATCTGCGGGTTGCCGCTCCGGCTCCCGAAGAGTTACTTTTGGGAACTATTTAGCACAAAACGGCCTGCGTTCCAGCGCAGATAACTGCTTGATACTACAGGGAAAACCCACATGACAGACGAAAGCGGAAACCTCCCAGTAAATCAAGGGGGTCGCCCAAGCAAAAAGGCCCTTTCGGCCACCAAAGAGATGACCAAAAGGGAGCAATCCAGCGCCCTGAAGGAGTTCAGGCAACGTCTACTCCTTAATCCGAAGAGTCCTTTGCTGATCGAGAAGATGTTTGACATGGCATTCGACGACGAACACAAGAATCAAGCGGTTGCCATGAAGCTACTGGCCGACCGTTTGATGCCACTGGCCGGATTCACGGCTGACGGGAAGGCTAATGCGGCTGTGTCTATTAACATCACTGGTCTTAACGACAACGCTGGCGTCACCATTGACGGTAGCACAGGGGAGCCAGACGATGAGTATTAGAACCAAGCCGATTCTGGACCTGATAGCGGACAAAGAGTCCGGAGGGGACTACGGAATACTAGTCGGCGGGGAGTCTATCCCTCTAGACAAGATGACGGTACGTGAAGTACTGGCCTTACAGAAGGCTATGGCTAAGATGCCGGAGAGATACAAGAGCACCGCAGTGGGTAAGTACCAGATCAAGGAGTCTACCCTCCTCAGTCTGCTGTACGTCCCCATTAAGAAGAACAAGGACGGCACGATCGAGTACGCTAAGGACGAGAATGGGGAATTGATTGAACGTAACCCTACGGACTTCAACCTAGACACTAAGTTTGACGCTAAGGCGCAGGAGTTTGCCGGTAAGGCACTGCTTGATCGGCGGATGAAGGCCGCTAACCAGACAGCACAGGACTTAGGGATGCCATTAGAGGTGGCTCAGGCCCTAGAGCTGTCGAAGGAGTGGGCGTCACTGCCCGATCCGCGTACAGACAAGAGCTTTTACGATGGCGACGGGGTCAATAGCGCCCACCACACCACGCAGTCCGTATACGACAGCCTTAATGTGGTGCAGGCTAGGCCCGGACGTCCAACTGAATAACTGCTTGCTACTAATGGGGCCGAAAAAGGAATGATCGCACATGGCAGGAGTTAATATATCGCTTCTGCCGTGGCAGGAGAAGGTCATCAACGACGAAGCCCGCTTTAAAGTGATAGCGGCAGGGCGACGTTGCGGTAAGACGCACTTCGCGGCAGTGACCCTAATCCTCGCGGCCCTTGACGGCAAGCCGGGGATGGTCATGTACGTAGGTCCAACGATGGGTCTGGCCCGTGACCTGATGTGGGACAAGTTGTTCGAGTTGGCTGGCGATATCATCGAAGGGTCTAACGTCAACAACCTTGAGATCACGTTAGCGGGCGGGAACAAGATAACCCTGAAAGGGAGTGACCGACCAGACACGCTTCGAGGCTACAGTATTAAGCACCTAGTCCTCGACGAGTTCGCCTTCCACAAGGAGGGAGTCTTCGATACCATCCTACGCCCCGCACTAGCGGACAGGAAGGGAAGCGCACTGTTCATCTCTACACCCGAGGGACGTAACTCCTTCTATGACGTGTACATGAATGGCGAGACAGGGAAGAAGGGATGGAAGTCGTGGCACCTTACGTCGCATGACAACCCCCTACTGGACCCAGAGGAGCTGGAGGCCGCCAAGGAGACAATGGCAGGCTGGCAGTACCGACAGGAATTTGAAGCGAGCTTCGACGCGAAGGGCAGTGAGTTCTTCGACCCAGAGGAGTTTAGCTACTACGAGGACAGGAACCTCAGCGCAGGTGGTGACTACTACATCGCGATTGACTTGGCGGGCTTTGAGTCTGACCGAGGCAACAAGACCAAGCGCAGGGATAACAGCGCAATGGCTATCGTCTTCGTTGATGATGCCGGTACGTGGTGGGTGGAAGACATCGAGCACGGACGCTGGACCCTAGACGAGACAGCCCAGAAGATCTTCAAGGCGGTGGAGAAGTACAAGCCCATCAGCGTAGGGATCGAGAAAGGGATAGCACAGCAAGCAGTAATGAATCCGTTGCAGGACGTAATGAGGAGAACCCATCGGGTCTTCCGTATCGAACTGCTGTCTCACGGTAACCAGAAAAAGGAAGACCGGATACTGTGGGCCTTGCAGGGCCGATTTGAACACAGCAAG